TACGAGGGGCAATTAAACCAAGGCTTCACAGTCCATTTTTAAAGGGTAAAACCAGAGGCGATGCAGTAGCAGAGCTTGCTGAGAAGATTGGTCAGCCTTTACTTGATTGGCAGAAGCTAATCATCAACGATATGTGTTCTGTGGATAAAGATAATTTATTCATTCGAAAAAGTGCGCTGCTTTTAATAGCTCGACAATCCGGAAAATCACATCTTGCCAGAATGAGAGCACTTGCTGGGCTATTCTGCTTCGGCGAGAAGGACATTCTTATCATGTCCTCAAATAGAGCTATGGCAATGAAGTCCTTTAACATCATGGCAGACATCATTGAGCGCAATGAGTTTCTCAGAGTCCAGCTCAAGGATGGAGACATCAAGAAGGGTATCCGTAGGACTAACGGCGATGAGCGCATCATTCTTGCCTCTGGAGCACAGCTTGAAGTTCGTGCTGCGACTTCTGACGGCGCGCGCGGCATGTCGTGCGACTTTTTATGGATCGATGAATTACGCGAGGTGTCAGAAGTCGCGATGGACGCGGCTAAGTCAGTCACTTTAGCTCGTAAGAACAGCCAGCGTCTATTTACTAGCAATGCTGGCGATGCTTTTTCAAAAGTTCTTAACGATTTACATGAGGCTTGCCTCAACAAACCACCTAAGTCTTTAGGCTTCTACGAATACAGCGCACCTGACTTTTGTGACATCTGGGATCGTAACGCTTGGGCAATGGCGAACCCTAGCCTTGGACATTTAATTACTGAAGCGGCAATTGAGGAGACAATCGGATCTTCAACAATGGAATCTGCTCGCACAGAGCAACTTTGTCAATGGATCTCTAGTCTTTCGTGTCCTTTCAGCACAGAAGTTCTGGAAAATTCATCTGATAGCACTCTAGAGATGACAGTTGGGGCTTATACTGTATTCGGTTTCGATGTCAGTCCTTCGAGAAGGAACGCATCTTTAGTCGCCGGACAACTTCTTCCAGACGGAAGGATTGGCATTGGAATCTTAGAGACTTACAGCTCTCAAGTTGCTATTGACGAGCTTAAAATGGCGGCAAGCATAAAGTCGTGGGTCGATCTGTATAGACCAAGACTTGTCTGCTTTGACCGCTATGCTACTCAGACCATCGCCGACCGTTTGGCACAGAGTGGCGTTATGGTCGAGGATGTTTCAGGCCAGCAGTTCTACAAGGCTTGTGGAGACTTGCTTGAAGGTCTAACTAATCTTCGAGTAGTTCATAATGGGCAAGAAAATCTCATAGAACAATTTACAAACACTGCCGCTAAAACAAACGACAGTGCTTGGAGAATCATTAAGCGAAAAAGTGCTGGAGACATTTCAGCACCGATTGGCTTAGCAATGGTCGTAAGTAAGCTAATGCTTCCAGCACCTAAACCAGCAATTTATAGTTAGACACGCCCTAGCACATTGTCTAATCTCTTGACAAATGCTACAATTTCTGTCTATGGGTATCTTCTCGCGTAAGCCTCAAATTATCGAAGCGCAAAACGCTCCGCAAATCATGTCAGAGTCTTACTTGACTTATGGCAATTACTTTCCAGTTATGGTTACCCGAGCACAAGCTCTCTCTGTACCAAGCATCAAAAGATGCAGAGATTTAATTGCCGGTACTATTGCAAGTATCCCTTTAGAGTACTACAAGAAGTCAACCGGCGAAGTTATTGCTCCTCCTCGTTGGGTAGAGCAACCATCTAAGTCACAGCCTCGTTTTGAGACTCTTTATTTTACGCTAGATAGCCTCCTCATGCATGGGGTCAGTTATTGGCAAATTACCGATACCTATCTCGAAGATTCGCGAATGGCTAACGCGCAATGGGTTGCAAATAATCGCGTTACCTTTACTACAGATTCAGTAAATAATTTTGTAACACAATATTATCTTGATGGTGTTCCATTGCCGATGTCAGGTATCGGATCTCTTATTACATTCCAAAAAGATGAAGGCATTCTTGCAGTCGGTGGATCTACAATCAAAGCTGCACTCGATGCACAAAAAGCAGCAAGCGTTGCTTTAGAAACTCCATCTGCAACTGGTTTCTTAAAAAATTCCGGGGCTGATCTTCCACCTGCTGAAGTTACTGGATTACTAGCTGCATGGAAGCGCGCTCGTCAAAATAACGGCACTGCTTATTTGACTTCTACTTTAGATTATCAAACTACTGGCTTTAGCCCTAAGGACATGGCTTACCAAGATGCCATCCAAGGATTAGCCACTGAATGCGCCAGACTTTGTTCTGTAGATCCTTATTATGTGTCCGCTTCGATGAACACAAGCATGACCTATAGCAATGTAATCGAAGAAAGAAAACAATTAGTTGCTTTGACATTGCAACCATATGTTTCTGCAATCGAGTCAAGACTCAGCATGGATGATGTGAGTACTGCTGGACATTATGTAAAATTTGCGCTTGATGATTCATTCTTACGCACAGAACCAATGGAAAGACTTCTTGTTCTTGAGAAGATGCTTGCACTTGGTTTGATTACAACAGAACAAGCAATGCAAATGGAAGATCTATCACCTAACGGGAGTGAAAGCTAATGGAAACTCTATACATCGAAGCATCATCAATTGAATGCTCAGAAGAACGCCGCGAAATCTCTGGAAAGATTGTACCTCTAGGTACTGGAGAAATCGGACACACAAATCTTGGTGCTTATACTTTCGCAGCTAACTCTATTGAGATTGCAGATCCGTCAAAGATAAAGTTGCTATCACAGCACGATCTAAAGAAGCCAATTGGTCGCATGACTGCTTCAGAGACTCGCGCAGATGGTATCTATGCAACATTTAAGTTGAGTCGATCATCTGGCGGCAATGACGCTTTAATTATGGCGCAAGAAGGATTAGTCACAGGCTTGAGTATTGGTGCAGAGATTCTTGCATCAAAGCCATCAAAGGATGGACACACAGTTGTTTCATCAGCTCGACTAAAAGAAGTTTCTCTAGTAACTGTTCCTGCTTTTGCAAGTTCAGAAATACTAGAGATCGCAGCAGAGGAAGTTATCCCTGTTGAAGAAAACCCACAAACAGAAAGCGAGACAGCTGTGGAGAATACTCCAGAGACAGTTGCAGCACCAGTAGAGGCAGCAGCAGTTGAAGCTGCTCGTCCTACAGTTACAGCAATGTACTACACAAACCCACGCCTTAATCTAAATGTCACAGCAGGCGAATATGCTAAGGCACAACTAAACGCATCACGCGGTGACGCAGATGCTCGCGAACTCGTAGCAGCTCTACAGGTTGCCACAGTTGCAGAGAACACAGGTATGGTTCCACCTACATATCTAAAGGATGTAATCGGTATCATCGATTCGTCTAGACCATTTATTGATTCGATCGAACGCGCAGCACTCCCAGCCTCAGGCATGAAAATTTTTACCCCGAAGTTGGGAACGCAGGCTTCTGTAGATTTGACAGCAGAAGGCGCAGAATTTGCTTCATCTGACACAACAGTAACTTTCCAAGAAGACACAGTTGTTAAGTTTGCCGGAGCCGGCAAGCTAGATTTAGAACTCGTTGACAGATCAGACCCAAGTTTCCTAGATTTGTATCTACGCGAGTTGGCTGCATCATACGCACAGAAGACAGATGCTTACGCATCAAAGATTGCAGCAGACGGATCAGCAGATTCATCTTCAACAACAATCTACAAGGCAATTGCTAAGTCAATTGCAGATTCTTATGCAATCATGCGTCAGACACCTAATAACTTATTGGTTGCAACTTCAGGTGGAAACGATGATGTTGATTTTGCTGGCCTTCTAGGAGCAGTAGATACAACGGGTCGCCCTCTATACGCAGCAGCAGCACCTCAGAATGCTAACGGCCTAATTTCACAAGGTTCAACTAACGGTACAGTCGCAGGATTGAACTTGGTAGTAGATCCGAACTATGCAGGAGGAACAGCTGGCGTAAAGGTTGGTCTTGTTTATCCTTCAATGGCAATGCGATTCCACGAATCCGGAACGCTTCAGATCCGCGCAAATGTTGTCGCAAATGGACAGCTTGAGATCGGTATCTACGGATATGTTGCAGTAGTTAATCGCTACCCAACAGCATTCCGCGCAGTACAGGTTGCATAAGTAACACACTAAGTCGCTCTGGGGAGTAGTAGCCCTCTACTCCCCAGAGTCTTTAGAAAGGAAATAAAATGGCTCTAACGACAGTCAGTGAATTACGCTCCGTACTCGGAGTGGGCACTCTGTATTCAGACGCCGTTTTACAATCGGTCTGTGATGCAGCAGATGATGTTCTTCTGCCTATGCTCTGGACTCCTAATCAATTTGCAGTAGCGCACAGCAATGTGCCCTCTGTCGGTACTCTTTATTTTGATATGCCTGTTTCAACAATTTTTTATGTCGGTCAAGTAGTAACAATTTCTAATTGCGGTACTAAGTACGCAGGTAGCAAAACTATTACAGCAGTCGGTGAGTATTCAATTAGTATGGCAACTACTCACACTACAACTGTTCAGTATCACCCAATTGAACCTTATGGCACAGTTGCTCCAGAGAGTTACACAGACTGGACTTTAGATGACGCAG